TCTCTTAACTTTGCATTAAGATATGATCTTAATGTACTGTTATGGATAGTTGATGTTTCATTCGGAATCAATCCCGAATCCTCTGCTAGTTGTTTGAATTTTTTAGAGATATTGTCTTCTCCCTTTTTAAAATCCACACTAACTAAATTCTTTATAATATCCTCATCCCCCTGAGATCTAATCCAGGCAAATGCTTTCTCTTTATTTTCTACTGTTATAGCGCATCGCAAGCTTTCTCTTGTAGTAACCCAAGAACCATCTGTTAATTTTAATTCAGATACTCCTCGAGATTGTAGAAGATCAGTAATACTGTCAGCTAATAGCTGCTCCTCATACTGTAATTTTTTAACCATTTCTTCTGTTGCGATTATCTTTTCTTGAATAGCCTTCATTCTCTCCAGCTCTGTACCTAATTGACCTATTGCTTCATCGTCAACCTGGTTAAAAGCTTTAGTGGATTCTTCTTCAAATAGTTTCGTTATATCATTCATTTATGTTCTCCCACATTATCTTTTATTATTTACTTGCATTAAATCTTATAGTCAAGTATTAAATAAAAATAATATGAAAGAATATAAATTTAAAACAAAACCATACGATCATCAACTCACAGCATTAGAAAAGGGTTGGGATAAAGAGTACTATGCTTATTTTATGGAGATGGGAACAGGAAAATCCAAGGTTCTTATTGATGAAATAGCGAGTCTTTATCTTCGTGGCAAAATTACGGCAGCATTAATCGTTGCACCTAAAGGTGTATATCGTAACTGGGAGAAGGGTGAATTACCTATACATATGCCTGATGATATCCCGGTTCAGATAGCTGCATGGAAAGCACCAAGTGAAATGAATATCCAGGATAAGAAAAGTTTAAAAGATATTCTTTATCCAAATGGTAAACTTCGAATACTATTGATGAACATTGAGGCTTTTAGTGGAACAACAGGTGTCAAGTATGCGGCACAGTTCTTACACAAAGCTAACACACTTATGGCCATTGATGAGAGTACTACTATTAAAACTCCAACGGCTGCAAGAACCAAGAATGTTTTAAAGATTGGTAAGTTGGCTAAGTACAGACGGATCATGACAGGTTCTCCTGTAACAAAGAATCCTTTAGATGTGTACTCACAACTAGAATTTTTAAGTGATCAGATACTGCGTCAAAACTATTGGGCGTTTCGTTCTAGGTATGCGATTATGCGTAATGTGAACTTCGGTCCACGCTCCACGCAACTGGTTGTAGGATTCCAACGATTACCTGAACTTAATCAAATTGTAGAACATCACTCTTACCGAGTACTCAAGGAGGATTGTTTAGATCTCCCGGATAAGGTGTATGAAAAAAGATTTGTTACTCTTACTCCTGAACAAGTGAAAGCGTATGAAGAGATGAGACGATTTAATATGACGGAAGTAGACGGTGAAACCATGACGAGTTTATCAAGCCTCACGGCTCTTATTAGGTTACATCAGATTAGCTGCGGTCATATAACTTTTGATTCAGGTGAAACTCAAGCATTGAAATCAAATAGAATGAATGAATTACTTAATGCTTTAGATGAAGTTGAGGGTAAAGTTATTATTTGGGCGAGCTATAGGTTTGATCTCAAACATATTGAGAAGACATTAAAAGAAAAATACGGAGAAGAGAGTACAGCTTCTTACTTCGGTGATACCAAGGATAGAGATAGACAACCAATTGTTGATCTCTTCCAGGATAAGAATTCAAAATTAAAATACTTTGTGGGTAATCCATCAACTGGTGGATATGGTTTAACTTTAACTGCAGCTCACACCGTAATTTATTATTCGAATACCTATGATTTAGAGAAGCGATTGCAATCTGAAGATAGGGCGCACAGAATTGGTCAGGTTAATAAGGTAACTTATATTGATCTGATTAGTGAGGGAACTATAGATGAAAAGATCGTTCAGAGCTTACGCAGTAAAATCGATATAGCGAGTGCTGTTATGGGTGAGGACATTAAACAATGGTTAATAGAACCGTTAACAAAAAGGAAAAAATAATGGATACAAGTAAATATAAGTCAGTAGCCACAAAAATGGATACTTATCACAAAGCCAAATTAATGGCTGAGAATACACACCGATCAATTGGATCATACATTTCTATGGTGATTGATGAAGCCTGGAAAAAACAAAAGCCTACTATTAAAGGTAAATTAAAGGAGGTTGCATGATAACACCTAAAGTACATCAAACAAAAAATTATTCTTTATTTGATAAAATAGTTGGTAACAGATGGATAAACAATTCTGATAATGAACGCCATGTACGAAAATTAATGGAAAGTTTTCGAGAAGTATATATGCCAGTACCACTTACTGTATCAAAAGAGTATGGAATTATTGATGGGCAAAATCGTTTAGAGGCTTTAAAACGACTAAACTTTCCTGTTCTTTATATTATTAGTAATATTGATGTAAATGTTCGTCAAATTCAAATGATGAATAACTTATGTAAAAAATGGTCTACAACAGATTATTTAACTTCTAATAAGGGAACAGAAATAGAAAAATATCCTCACACTTATCATGATAAACCTTATCATATGTATAGTTTGTTTAAGGAAAAATATAATTTTTCTCATCGAAACAATCTTCAATTATTATGCGGTTTTACTCCTTCAATAGATAAAGAAATTGAACAAGGTTTTAAATTTGGAAAATTTAAAGTTAATGATTGGGAGAAGGCAAGAAATGAAGCTGAATTTATTATAAAACAAAAAGAATTTACAACTCAATACAGAACAAGACCTTTTGTTTCTGCTTTCATTAATGTTATGCGTAGTTATAAATTTAGTCGTAAACAATGGGTACAAAAAATTCAAATGAATTCTAGAAAATTAGTTCATTGTACTAATTCTCAAGATTATTTGGATGTTATTTCAGGAATATATAATTGGGGGTCTCAAAATAAAATAGCTTTTGAGTTAAAAGATGCAGCGTAAATTATCTTTGGAGACAAGATTGAGAAGAGACTTGGAGAAGGTGGGTAGGATAGCGATGCGGGACCCACGCTCCAGGGACCAGATGTTAACCCGGATACGATGGGAAAGATTGAAAAATATTATTGGGAGACGATATGACAGTAAAAATGATATGTCCAAAGTGTAAAGGAAATGGTTTTATAAGAACTCATTGGGAGGCCGAAGAAGTAATTTTGCAGTGTGAAACCTGTGAATCTTTAGGAGAATTAAGCCCTACTAAACATTATGGACAGTCTTGGATTGAAGGTAATGGTAACAAAACTCTATACTTTGGACCATTGTTAGACCCGGATAACTTTAAAGATTGGACTTTAGATTAAAAATTTTGTATAATGCAGCCGTAAACAAGGCTGCTTATGAGTATTACCTTACCTAATAGCCCGATCCGTAAAGTATATCGGTGCATAAAATGTAACAATGTTTCTATAAAATTTTGGGATGACAAGTATGATCGTAGTTATACGACCGATGAATGGATGACAATTTGTGAACAGGGTAAAGAAGCTTTACGCAAGATTCTTCAACCTGTTATGGAAGACCCTAAATTCTTTTTAGATTAATTTTTACTTCGTTCATCAATCATTCTCCCTATTACATATATCATAAATCCAATACCCATGAGGGCTAACAATATTAGCCCTAGTAAAATGTTTGTTATCATGTTGCCTCTACAGATATCGCTAAAGTCTCTAATTCATTCGAATCATCAGGATCAGTAGTCATTGCTATATCTTTAGCCATTTCTATATCTTTTGCTTGAACAATCCAAGTGTGTTCAATCTTAACTGTTTGCTTTACCTTAAAGGATGGTAGATCTTCTACGGCGTACTCTATAGGGCTCATGCTGCCTCCTCTGGTTCGCCATTATCATTATCAGGATCATTAACTCTATCCCAAATATCCTGGTGTACTGCACCATGTTTAGCACAGAAAAATAATTTAGATAGCTCCGCAGCATCCTCTTCCATAGTCATTAACCATTGTTTAACTTTACCCATATTCATCTCCTTTGTTTAAAGTTATATATTAATTATCCCATGTAAATATGTAAGTCAAATAAAAAAGAACCCCTATCTTGCTTTTGATACAAAATAGGGGAAGGGAGTGAATAGAACTACATTATTACACATTAAAAATAGAGTGTATAGTGTTTTTTACCCCTAATCTCTTTACAAGAAATCAATTACCCCCTTGTAGCAGTGTAGCAGTGTAGCAGTAGAGAAAATCACTATACATATCAATGATTTAATACCCCTTTTACTGCTACGTCACTGCTACGTCACCTCTAATCAGGTGTAGCAGTAAAAAATAAAACCTTTATTTTCTGCCAATTTGAATTATAAGGGTAGTATGGATATTGATATCATAAGAGATAGATTAACTCCAAAGCAGATAAAATTCTGTATATTGTTTGTTGAACAAGGGGATGAATTGTCAGCTAAAGAATGTGCAATCCAAGCAGGATATGCAGAAGACTCGGCAACTCAAGAGGCATCCAACCTAAGAAAAAAACCTCATGTTGCAGAATATATTAGAGAGCTTCGGAACCAGGATGAAAAGAGATACGAGATTAATTTACAAAGACATCTAAAAAGATTGGACCAGTTAAGCAAGGGTGCTGAAGAAAAAGGCAATTGGAATGCTGCAGTTCAAGCTGAAAAATCAAGGGGTCAGGTAGGTGGTTTGTATATTGATAGAAAAGAAATTATGCATGGATCAATCGACCAATTAAACCGTGAGGAAGTGGATAAATTGCTCACTGACATGGATAAAAAATTATCAATTGAGGGGAGCTTTACTGTTAATGACGATGAAACCAGAGACGAAATTCTGGAAGATAATAAAGAATAATTCGTCAAAAATACATTGGACTAGAGTAGAAGCAGTAACACCTGTAGGAATCCCAGATTTAAACGGATTATTTAATGATCCAAAAAAAGGTAGTGGAGAATTTTGGGTTGAATTGAAATGTACATCGACTAACAAAGTACATCTTTCACCAGGACAGATTTCGTGGAATATGCACCGTTCTAAACTTGGAGGCAAAAATTTTATCATGGTACAGACCCCCTCTCCAAGAGGCATTGCTCTGTACTCTGGAGGGAGGACCTTGAACCTTGCGTCTCAAGGCTTGGTTCTTGAACCTTGTGCCTTCTTTTCACATGAAATAGATTGGTCAGCTCTTGAGTCTTGGCTCATTAACTCTTGTGCCTTGCACCCTTGAGCCTTGAACCTTGCGTCCTGATTATAACATCTGATGCATAAGTGCTGCCCTTGATTTTTGTTAAAGATCATCAGCTCCAGGAGATATTCCCTGGAGCAATGATCACAACAACTAAACTCAATGTATCGCATAATTAACATTTGGTATATTGATATTCCAACAAGCCCGGCAGCTCTTGCATTCATTATCTTGTTTACTAGCTGGGCAATTGTGACCAATGGGCTTTTCATTCTTGCTTACTGTTGAGGTAAGCCCCATATTGCTATGAGGCTTGCCATCAATCATCGTAGCTGAAACCCTGATTGCCAGGTTTCCCGGGAGTGAATTGCCTTCTTTATAAAAAGCTTTCAAGATCCCTGGTTCTCTAGTCGGCAGCCAATGCTTAACGCTTGGCGTTGCCATTGCTACAGCTACAATTTTTTTTAGGTGGGCCAGGCTTTGTAGATCGCCTGAATCATGCCACCTGAAATAAGGAATTTTTTTTCCGTAGTTATTTACTAACAGGACCATAGCATCAACCCAATTAGATTTGGCCGTTGCTTCTAGTCTGTTGGCGTGAGCATTCTTAACACCTGGAAAAGTGTAGCGCCCCTTCAATGCATAACACATTGAGCAAGTACTATTTTTAATTAGTCGTAGTTTAGCCCCGGTTTTACAATCAAAGGCGCTTAGGCCATAGCCATAGCCAGGCATTTTGGAAGGGTTACTTAAACCTCCAACTATTTCTTTTGCTTCTTTTATATTCATGATTATTCACTCCATGTTTATTTAAATATTATA